AAGACCTTCGTCAGTTGTCATCAACTTCTACCCTCTATGCAACAATGCTTATGGAAGAAAGAATGATGCTAATGGCTCGCGGAACTGCAACTGGTTATGCCGGTGCTCTTTCTGCTCCAACAGTAACCGTAACTGCTCCATCAGCAGGTACAGGACAAGTTGCTCTCGCTAACAACACCTACTACATCTATGTCACAGCAGATGCAGGTATCTCAGGTTCAGGTTTCGGTGAGTCAATCGTTAATACTGTTACTTCACAAGCAACAACTTCACAAGTTTTGAAGATCGTTGTAACTCCTGTAACTGGCGCACTTGGCTACAACATCTATGTTGGTACAACAACAGGTGTAGCAAACGCTAAGTACCAAGGAACAATCAAGAGCACAACAGGTTACATCGTAGGTGCTGGTTCAACATCAGTCGGCGATACCCTTGTGTATTCAACATCAAGCTCAATCACAGCATCTCGCGCATCAGCAGATACTTCTGCTTACGCAACAGGCTATGACGGAATCTTGACAACTGTTCTTGGTGCTAACTCAGGTTACAACAACAACATCAACGCAACCTTCTCAAATACAAATCCGGGAACAGAGTTCCAGACTGTATTTACTAACCTCTACGCATCAGTAAAGGCTGACCCTGATGAAGTATTGCTTAACGGTTCAGACCGCAAGCAACTCTCAGATGCAATTAAGGGTTCTGCAAACGCTAACTACCGCCTACAAATTTCTCAGGATGAAACCTCAGGAGTTACATACGGTTCAGTAGTTAATGGAATCGTAAACGAAACCACAGGAAAGTCAGTACCACTTACTGTTCATCCTTGGCTTCCACAAGGTGTTGCTCCAGTTCTAAGCTACACATTGCCTATCCCTGATACAGAGGTAAGCGATGTTTGGGCTAACTACATGGTGCAGGACTATATGGGAATTCAGTGGCCGGTCACCCAGTTCGCTTATGAGTTCTCAACTTACTTCAGAGGAACATTCTTCTGTGCCGCTCCTGCTTGGAATGGCGTAGTTTCAGGAATTGTTGCTGCTTAGTAAATAGAAATCTAAATGGGGGGAGAGTCGTAATTGGCTCTCTCCCTGTTTCTTAGGAAAGGCAAAATAAATGGGAAGATTAGTACCGCGAGATCGTTTCGCAAGAGAAGTAGAAATTAAAAGGCAATCAGGTTCTAAAGTTTTACGCGCTGGCAAAAATGGAATGTATAGCGTAGATAATCCTAAAGACATCAAAGCATTAAAATCAGAAGGCTTTACAGAAGGCAATTTGGCATTACACACACACGGAGATAGCGACCGAGGGTACACTTGTACCAACTGTGGGTTTGGGTCGTGGTTTATCAAGTGTTCGCGTTGTGGTCACGAATCGTCAGCCCCTAAAAAAGACGGAGATTAACAAATGGCAGCAGTATCCCCAGTAACCCAATTCTCATCAGGCTCATACCTGACAATCGCTGAGTATAAAAATGCTCCAACCGCGATTGACTATAACAACTTGGTCAATGGGGGTACTTCTGCTCAACAGGATGCCGAATTATCAACCGTTATTCAACGCGCTTCATCCTTCATAGATATTTATGTGAACCAGCCTCTTATTGCTCAGAACTTCACAGAGCAATCTCGTAGCCGTATCACCAATGAAGGTTACTTGGTCATTTCCCCTGACTACAACAACATCGTGTCCTTAAACAGCCTCTCATACGGCTCTGTGCCTACAAATATGGTCGCGGCATCAGCATCTACCCTTGCTGCTTGCTGGTTTGAGAAGTCACAGGTAATTTACCCATTATCTCAATTAGGACTTACCTACAGCTCACAAGGCCCACTATCGTTTGGCTTCCCACCTACCAACGGCACAAAGATTTATGCCTCATACAACTACACCGCAGGTTTTTGTAATGGAATGATTAACACCGCTACGGCTGGTCAGACATCTTTCACAATGATTGACCCAATCGGTCTTACTGCTGGAACGCTAGTAACAATTTATGACGGCGCAAATACCGAGCAAGTTGTGGTTTCATCTAACTACACATACGGCTCTAGCACCGTCAATATCACCTCTGCCCTTAAATACACCCACGCAGCAGGTGTAGCAGTAGGAAATATGCCTCAAGCGATCAAGCAAGCCGCAATCCTTCTTACAACCGACTTCCTCAAGGTTCGTGGCGATAACTCATTGTCTATGGCAGTTACTACCCGCGCAACAAGTGGCCCAAGCGTTCAATCCATCATTGGTTCAGACATTGAACTTGCGAAGATGCTTCTTAGCCCATTCCGAAGGATGCGTTAATGGCCGTAGGTCGTTCGCAGTTACGCTCCACTCTTTATTCATATTTGACTGGCGCGAGTATTGCTACGCTCAATCAAATCTTTACCTCATTTCCAAAGCGCATCAACTTTCAGGTCAATGCTCAGCCGGGGCAACTATCTCGTTCTGCTTGCGTAATCTTTATTCAAAGCGAGCGCGAAACCCGTTTGGCTATTGGCGGGGCAACAAGCGGTTGGAAGCGCGTGGACTTTACAGTTGTCTTGCAGTTGTTCCATCATTCATTACAAAACAACGCCGAAGATGCTATGACGGATTTTGATACACTAGTGGACAACATCAAGAATACGCTTCGAGCTAGTCATAACTTCGGTGATTCAAGCCAAGTGAATGTTTGGCAAGGCGCGGAACCTGCGATTGACTGTCTGTACGGAGAGCCAGTTACTTCGGATAACGGAGCAACGGAAACTTGGGCAGAAATTCGATTTGATGTTACTCAGATGATTCAGGCTTAGGAGAGCAATGGCAACCTATATTTACAACGGTGATGGTGAGAAGGATTTTCCTACTCTCGGTCTAACTGTTAAACCCGGCGATACTTTCGATTCGGCAGATGAGATCGTTAATGCCGATGTCACTCTCGCTTCTGCAACAAAGAAAACAACACCAACAACACCGGTAGCCGCGACTACCACAACGCAAGGAGCGTGAATAAGTGGCACTACAAAATACCCACCGTTCGTATATAGGTATCGCTAAAGAAACAACAAAGGGAACTGCGGTTACAACACCTACCGCCTACATTCCTGTTATTGCGAATACCGTCAAGCCTCAAGATATTTACACACCTTTGTACGATGAGGGCCTACGCGGTTCTCTCGTAAAGAACTACAACTACCTACAAGGTCGCGTTCACTCAACATACGACTTTGGTGGAGCAGTATTTGCTGACACCGTGATCTACCCTCTTGCTGGCGTACTTGGCGAAGATGTAGTTTCAGGTTCAGCACCTTATGTTCACACACTTTCTCTCAAGAACTCAGCAACTTCAGGTGCTGACGCTCAACCTTCTGCCTACACCATTTTGGATTTCTATGGTGCTGGTGTTCGTTCTTGGACAGGTCATCAGTTCCACGATTTCAACCTTAAGTGGACAGCAGACGGACTTCTTGAATACGATGCAAAATCAACAGGATGGCAGTCAGCAACCGCTTCAACACCAACTCCTTCATTCTCAACCGTACTACCAACCGTAGTATGGACAGGAACAGTAAGCGTTGGTGGAACAACAGTTTCTACTAATACAGATGGCAATATCCAACTTACTCGCCCAGTAACACCTGTNTATGGAATCTCAAATGTNCANACTCCNTATCAGGTATTTCTTGGTGCTCTTGAAGTTACAGGAAAAGCCACTTTCCTCATGGAAAACGACACACAACTTACNAACTACCTNACAAACACCCAACCTGCTCTAGTNTTNAACTGGACAACAGGAACAGGTGCNACTCANACTTCTATCCAAGCAACAATGACAAAGGGTGCNTACACACTTGCTGTTATCGAACGCTCAAAGGATTTCGTAGAAGTTCTCGTTGATTTCAACGCTCAAGGTAACCTCACCGATTCAGGAACAGTTGGATACTCTCCTATCAAGTGGGTTGTCAAGAACGCTGTAACAACCTCAGTCGCTTAAACCCTAGAACGCAGTAGGGGCGGCAGGTCGAGTTGGTTTCATTTTGCCCCAACTCCCGCGCCCCTATTGCCCTTTTTTGCTAAGATAATCTAAAGGCAATCTATCGAAAGGCAAAATATGTCAAAGAAAATTACTCTCACTTCGGGAGCTACTATCACAATCAAAGATGCTGGCGACTTAAAGGTCAAAGACCGTAACCGCATTATGCGCGCTGGCGATAAGCAAAGCGATGCTGAAAAAGGTATTGCTATTGGTAACGCGCTTCTTTCAACAATTATTGTAGATTGGTCTTACGACTTCATCATTCCTTCCGTCAAAGAAGATTCTATTGAAGAACTGCCAATCAAAGACTATGTAGAACTTATGAAGTTCACCGAAGATTTGACCAAAGATTTGTTCCCTGATTTAGCAGACACCGATAAGAACCGCAATAACCCTGATAGCCCTTTAGACGGCTCGAACGCCTAAAAGGATTACTGCAAGGGTTTCAACGCTCAGATGCGTTTGATTATCCCGACACGGAATGGTTTTACTTTAAGTTTGCTGATCGGTTCGGCTGGACACCTGAACAGGTAGATGATTTACCTGCCGGGCGTTCGGATTGGTTGTTGGCAATCGCCGACACCGTAGAGCAGGTGAAGATCGAGCAGATGGAGCAGAAGTGAGCGATAACCTTCCTGAAGTTTTAGCCGCCCTTAAAAGGTGGGAAACACGGAT